CTTGAAGATGGTAGACTTTTAGTAGTTGAAGAAGAAGGCATTATAGCAGATATGAGAGACGTATCTGATGACGTACCAGCAAAAGAAGAAGCTGAAAAAGAAGAAGATATGAAAGAAACAAAAGAAGAAATGGCTGAAGAAAATTTAGCAGAAGAAGCAGCAGTTTACGATTGGGAAGGAATGGAAAAAAGAATTAAAAATCTTGAAGATGCAATCGCAGATTTAAAAGCTGATAAAGTAGATGCACCAGAAGATGTTAAAGAAGAAGCATCAGCAGAGCTTTCAGAAGAAATTAAAGAAAATGTAAATGAAGAAGTAGAACTTTCAGCAGAGGTTGTTGAACCAGTAAAACACAACCCAGAATCTTCTAATGAAACTAAGTTTACATTACACAGAAATAACTATCCTAAGACATTACAGTCAAGGATATATGAAAAATTAAATAACTAAAAAACAAAAATAAAATGGCAACATCAATAACAACAACGTATGCTGGTGAGTTCAAAGAGAAATACATAGCTGCAGCATTATTGAGTGGTAAAACACTTGACAACGGAGGTGTGACTGTACTACCTAATATTGCTTATAAAGAAGTAATACAAAAATCAGTTATGGGCGATGATTTTATCGTGAACGCAGGATGTGATTATTCTGACGCTGGAACTTTAACACTTACTGAAAGAGTACTTGAAGTAGAAGAATTCCAAGTTAACAAAACTGAATGTAAGAAAACTTTTGCTCAAACTTGGCAATCTGCTGAAATGGGTTATTCTGTAATGAACCAGAGTTTACCTAAATCATTTGCAGATTTTATTGTACAACAGTACATCGCTAAAATTGCACAAAAGACAGAACAAAACATTTGGGCTGGAACTAATGCTACTGCGGGAGAATTCGACGGGTATACAACTATCGCTGGTGCTAACATTGCTGATTTAGCTGGTGGTGCTATTGTAGTTGGTACAACTGTTACTGCTTCAAACGTTATTACTGAACTTGGCAAAGTTCTTGACCACGTTGCAACAAACACTCCAGCAATCTTAGACAAAGAAGATTTAAGAATTTATGTTGGAAACGGAATCTTCCAAGCTTATATTAGAGCATTAGGTGGTTTTGCATTAACTGGTTCAGCTGGTACTGATGATAAAATGACACAATGGTATGATGGTGGTGGTTTAACTTTTGACGGAGTTAAAATATTCTTAGCACCAGGAATGCCAGCAAACAAAATGATGTGTACTCAAATTTCAAACCTTTTCTTTGGTTGTGGAATTTTAGGAGATTTATCTGAATTAAGATTGATTGATACTTCAGAAACATTAGGTGATCAAAACGTAAGATTTGTTGCAAGATGGAAAGCTGGTGTTCAAATCGGTCTTTTAGGTGAAGTAACATATTATACTTAAGATATAATTAATTAATAACTTTTAAGGGGGTGTTAATCCACCCCTTTAATTAAAAACAATAACAAATGGCATGTGATATTAGCTTGGGACGTAAAGTTCCGTGTAAAGACGTGATAGGCGGAATAACTAAAATTTACTTTGTAAACTTTGGCGATTTAGGAACAGTTACTACAAACTCAGGTGATGAAATATCTGATATGACTGGAACAGCTTCTGCTTATGAATACGATGTTAAAGGTGGTAGTTCATTAGAACAAACTATCAACAGTTCAAGAGAAAATGGAACAACATTTTTTGAGCAAACTTTAACTTTATCTTTACCAAAATTAAGTAAAGAAGATAACAAAGAAGTTAAATTACTATCTTACGGAAGACCTCATATTGTGGTAGAAGACAACAACGGAAACTGCGTTATGTGTGGAGTGGAATTTGGTTGTGACGTAACGGGTGGCACAATTTCAACTGGTGCTGCTTATGGTGATTTATCAGGATATTCGTTAACATTTGCGGGAATGGAAAAACTACCAGCACAATTTATTGAAAGTGCTGTGCCAGGAAACCCATTTGCTGGAATGTCAGGAACTTTTACAATAGTTCAAGGAACGAATAGTTAATAATGGCACAAATTTCATAGTTTAGTGTGATTCAAT